TATATTTCCAAGTGGCTCCAAAAGAACCTTTGGGAGTATCTTCAAAAGTGGCCCCAGTTTAAATTAACTGGTTCACCTTTAAGTGAAGATATACTTAATGATTTATTTCGGTCCGGTTCTCTTCTCCCCTCAGGCTTTAATGAGTTCATTGTTTCTGGTGATTACTCAGCTGCTACAGATAATCTGAAGATCGAGGTCACCAAATTAATATTTGATGAAGTGACTCGTCTTCTCCCTAAATCTTTAGCCTGGTTAGTACCTCATGTAGAAAGTGTTATTTATGAACAAATGTTACATTATCCTGAAGATTCTGGTATAGCACCGGAGCTTCAGCAAACTGGTCAACTTATGGGTTCTACCCTTTCCTTCCCGATATTATGTATTGCAAATTTTATTGCTTACTATAGATCTTTACGAAGAGTTGGGGTTAATTTACCTATAAGAAAAGTGCCCGTTTTGGTTAACGGTGATGATATCTTATTCGAATCAAATAAGATCCATTATAAAATTTGGGTCGAGGAGATTAATGATATAGGTTTCACTCTTTCACTCGGTAAGAACTATACTGATAAGAATTTCTTTACAGTTAATTCCACACCTTGTATTCGTGATTCTTCACCTTTCCGAAAAGTAACAATGTTTAAATATATGAATGTTGGTCTTCTTACTGGTCAATCTAAATTAACTGGTCGTGAAGACGTTAAGGAATCTCCAATATGGTATTGGTACTCTGAGAGTGTTCTTGGAGCTCTTAATCCTTTAAGAGCCCATAGACGCTTTGTCCATTATCATAGAGCTTCGTTGGAGAAATACACTGCTATAGGGAAGTATAACTTCTTTGCAGATGTATATCTAGGTGGTCTTAATATGAAACCTCCTGAAGGTCTTGACCCTTGTTTTACTTTAAAACAAAGGAAGCTTGGTAAAGCTTTAAAAGATAGACTTTTAGAAGGATTTATTGGTCCTTTAGATAAATTCCGTAACTGGTCATGTATTGGTCTTGAAAGAATAGCATTTGAAGAAAATTTGACGAATCCTATCCCTTACCATTGGGCTAAGATTGGATGGATTCCTAAAACACAAGCTTTAAGTATAAACCAAAAGGAGATACCTATGTATGATCTCAATAGGATCCCCATGACCTATACTAAACCAACTGATGAAACGTACTTGAAAGTTAGAGCACGTCCACCAGATAGTTTAAATAAGATAATGGAAAATGTAAATTTAAAGATTACTAATAATTTAATTTTACAGGATAAGGAACTTTTAGATTTTAATTTCCGACCTGTTGAGATTGTTTCAAAATCAGATTCTAATTTAAATATCTTCACTAAGAACGGTTGGTTAAAGAAACCAGTCCAACCTATTGAAGTATTGGGGGTTATCTCTCGAAGGGGAGATATCTCTGATTTTATAGTTTAATTAGAATATTGGGTCTACA